GTATAAATCAGTGGGGTTACAGAAACGCCCCCCGATTACACAAACGGGGCCTGGTTATACAAACGGCCCCCCGTTACAGAAACGGACCGCCGTTATAGAAACGGTGCCCCGTTTAACAAACGGCCCGGGGTTACACAAACGGCCCCGCGTTTAACAAACGCCCCCCGATTATAGAAACGGCGGTGACCCCTTTGGGCACGGTATGGCACGCCACGAATGACTCCGTCCAGGAGGGCATCCGGGCCGGAATCATCGGGCCGTTGGATGAGGGCGCGGTGGCCGTCCTCCTGCAGCTGGCCGAACGGCTGGACCATCCGGACTTCCCGGTCATAGATGAGAAATTCGACAACGTCACCCAAACCCTGTACCTCCGGGCTTGCGAACAATTGGGGCTGACCCCCGCCGGACGGACCAAGCTAGGCGAAAAGAAGGACGCGGGGGGTGGCAAGCTTGCCCAACTCCGGAGTGTCCAAGGTGGCGCAAAGCCGAAAGCCCCGGCCCGGAAGCGCGCCTAAGCCCCTGGTTGGTGATGAGGTCCCCCGAATCTTCACCCCACCGCTGCGGAGGCTGACCCCCAACACGTCGGCGGGGTTCGCTTGCATCACCTTTGCGGAGGACGTCCTAGGGCTGGTCCTGTTCCCGTGGCAAAAGTGGTTCCTGATTCATGCCCTCGAGCTCATGCCGGATAAGACGTTCCGGTTCCGTACCGTGGTCCTCCTGGTCGCCAGGCAAAACGGCAAAAGCACGCTGGCCCAAGTCCTCGCCCTGTTTTTTATGTACCTCCGGGGTGCCCGGCTGGTCATTGGGACCGCCCAAAACCTGGACATTGCGGAAGAGGTGTGGGCCGGTGCGGTGGAAATCGCGGAGGAATGCGAGGACCTCGCCGCCGAAATCAAGCGGGTAAACCAGACCAACGGCAAAAAGTCCCTGGACCTGGTCAGTGGTGAACGCTACAAAGTCCAGACCGCAAGTCGGCGCGGTGGGCGTGGCCTGTCCGGGGACCTCATCCTGTTGGACGAGCTCCGGGAACATCAGTCCTGGGACGCTTGGGGGGCCATCACCAAAACCACGATGGCCCGGGCAATGGCCATCATCCTGGCGCTGTCCAACGCCGGGGATGCATCGTCCATCGTGCTGCGGTATCTGCGGAAGATGGCCCACGCGTCCCTTGGTGACCCGGACGGTATCAACTCGGACGGCCTGTCCGCGGAGTTGCTCGAGGCCCTGCCTCCGGAAATGGCGGACCAGGTCCCGGAGGGTGAGGACGACTCTTTAGGGATTTTCGAATGGTCGGCGCCTCCGGGGTGTTCGCTGGATGACCGGCACGGTTGGGCGGCGGCTAACCCGTCCCTTGGCCACGCCATCACGGAAAGGGCCATTGCATCGGCCCGTAAGACCGATCCCGAATGGGTGTTCCGTACTGAGGTCCTTTGCCAGTGGAATGACGGAACCAATGAGGGGCCTTTCCCTCCTGGTTCGTGGGAAGCCGGGCTGGACCTTGCGTCCAGCATTCCGGACACGTCCCCGCTGACCTACTGCATAGACACCGAACACGACCGGACCAGGTCCTATATCGCCGTTGCTGGCCGTCGCCTGGACGGCGGGGTCCATACGGAAATTGTGGCTGCCCGGTACGGCGTGGAATGGACGCTGGAATGGTTCCGGGAACGGGCCACCGCGTCCCGGCCCATGCGCGTGGTGGTCCAGGCTCGAGGCGCGCCGGCCTCCGGGCTGATCGCCGGCCTAAACGAAATCGACCACGTCACGGTGGTGGAGTGGGGCGGGACGGACTTGGGCGCCGGGTGCGGAAAGTTCTATGACGCCGTCAAGGCCCACCAGTGGAAGCCGGACCCGGCGGAAGCGGAAACGGAAGATGACCGGCCCGTCCGGCTGTGGCATCTTCCCCAACCGGTCCTGGACCTCGCCGCCGGGACGGCGGTTACCAAGCCCCTTGGGGACGCTTGGGTCTGGAACCGGAAAGCGTCACCTTACGGCGCTGCCCCCCTCATGGCCGCAACTGGTGCGGCGTGGGACGTACTCCAGCCGGTGGAAGTGGCCCCCGTGTCCGCTTACGAATCCGGCTCTCTAATGTTCGTTTGAAAGGACGGCCCCGGTGCTGGTTTTGGAAATTGTGGCGGTTGTCCTGGTCAGTGTCGCGGCCATCCTAGCGGCCCTCCGGTTGGTCCTGGATTGGGCCTATTCCTGGCGCACCCTCATGGCCCGGCGCGTAATCGTGAACCTCAAGTCCGGGCGGGGCGTGGACGGCCTCCTGGTCCGGAAGTCCGGGGACCTGTTGTTCATGAGGGAAGCCACGGCCCTGGAGCCGGGGGCGGCCCCGGCACCCATCGACGGGGAAACCGTCGTCCAGCGTGGCGACATCGATTTTATCCAGGCACCACTAATTAGGGGCGGGGTGTAGGCCGTGGCTTTCGTCGTATCTCAAGGGGCCTTGCAAGGCCTGTCCCGTCCCGCCGCGATGCCGGGGGCCAAGCTCAAATTGGCCGCCGATTACACCGCGGACTATGCCGCCATTTGGAAGTCCCAGGGCGCGGTCCGAACCGTCGTGGATTTCTTGGGCCGGAACATTGCCAGCCTTGGAATTCACCAGTTCCGCCGGGTGTCCGATACGGACCGGGAGCGGGTGACGGACTCCGGGCTTATCCAGCTGCTGAACCAGCCCAACCCGGGAACCACCCGTTACCGCCTGGTGGACGCGCTGGTCCGGGACTACGGGATTTATGACCGTGCCTATTGGCTCAAGATGAAAGGCAAGGGACGGCCCTACCTGCTGAGGCTCCCGCCGGCGCGGGTCACTCCGGTGGGGGATTCGTGGCTGTGGCCGGAAGCTTTCCAGTTTGAGGGCAGCAAGGGCAAAAAGACTTTCAAGGCTGAGGAAATAATCCACTTCCGGGGCTATTCCCCGGACGGGGACCTTGGCGGCCAGCCTCCAATTGAGGCCCTCCGTAACGTCCTCTCTGAGGAATACGAAGCCAACCGGATGCGGGAAAACACCCTCCGCAACGGTGCCCGGGTGTCTGGTTACCTCCAGCGTCCGGCGACGGCCCCGGCCTGGTCCGAACAGGCGGCCACCCGGTTTACGGAGTCCTGGCGTTCCCAGTACAACGGGGGCGGAACCATGGTGGGCGGAACGCCGGTCCTCGAGGACGGCATGACTTTTGTTTCCGCCTCCCAAACCGCCGAACAACTCCAGTATGTGGAAGCCCGGAAGCTGACCCGTGAAGAGGTCGCCGCGGCCTTTTTCATCCCGCCCACCATGGTGGGGGTCATGGATTCGGCCACGTTTTCCAATATCAAGGAACAGCACAAGCACCTATACCAGGACACCCTTGGGCCGTGGCTGGCCATGATTGCGGAGGAACTGGAATTGCAGTTGCTCCCGGACTTTCCGGAGGCTGAGGGCACTTACCTGGAATTCAACATGGCCGAAAAGATGAGGGGTTCTTTCGAGGAACAGGCAGCCCAAATCCAGACGTCCGTGGGTGGTCCGTGGATGACCCGCAACGAAGCCCGGGCACTGTCCAACCTCCCGGCCATAGAGGGCGGGGACGAACTCATTGTCCCGCTAAACGTGGTGGAGGGGGGCCAGGCATCCCCCACCGATTCGGCACCGGATACCGGGCAGCTGGCCGGACCAGGTAAGCCGGTCAAGGCCTTGGAACTCAAGGCCTTGGCCAAGGCTGAGGAACCGGAGGAAACCCCGGACGCGGTTACCGCCGTCTATGTGGCGTTTTTCAAGCGCCAACGGGAGGCGGTCCATTCGGCCATCGGGGCCGGCGGGTCCTGGTGGGACGCTGCCCGGTGGGATAAGGAACTAGCGGACGATTTGTTCGGCGTGTCCGCGGAACTTTCGGAGGCCATGGGCGGGGAAGTCGCCGCGTCCTTTGGCCTTGCGCCGGGGGACTACCCGCTGGACGGGACGCTGGCATTCCTCCAGTCCTTTGCGGAGCTCCGGGCCGGGTGGGTGAATGAGGCTACCCGGGACCTCCTGGACCAGGCTCTCGAGGAATCCGAACCGGAACCGGCGCGGGTGTTCGACGCGGCGGAAGCCCAACGGGCACCGGCAGCCGGTAAGGCCACCCTGTCCGCCTTGGGTTCATTCGTGGCCGTGGAAGCGGCCCGGAAGTTGCTAGGGGGCAAGGCCACGAAAACGTGGCGGACGAACTCGAGCAACTCGAGGAAATCCCACTCCCGGATGGACGGCGAAACCGTGGACCTGGACAAGAAATTTTCCAACGGCTTGAACTGGCCCGGTGACCCTGCCAAGGGCGCGGACGAGGTGGCCGGGTGCGAATGCACCGTGGAAGTGACCCCCGCAAGTGATGACTAAAGAAATGGAGGTAACGCCGTGAGATTGAAAAACGCCAAGGTCCTGGTTAAGGCCGGGCCGGATGCCGGTCTGGAGGACGGCCAATTCGAGGCTTACGCCTCCATCTTTGGCAACATCGATAGTTACGGGGACGTTGTCCAGCCGGGTGCCTTTGAGAACACCCTCAAGGAATGGGCCGAATCCGGAAACTTTTTGCCCGTCCTGTTCGGCCACAACATGGCGGACCCGGATTACAACATCGGCCATGTGGTGGAGTCCAAAGAGGACGAACGCGGTTTGCGCGTCATCGGCCAACTGGACCTGGAATCCCCCAAGGGGAACCAGGTTTACCGGATGCTCAAGGGCAAACGCATTTCCCAGCTGTCCTTTGCTTACGACGTAATCAAGGGCAGCTGGGGCCAGCTTGACGGGGTGGACGTTTACGAACTCCACGAGGTCAAGATTTACGAGGTTTCCCTAGTCACCATCGGCGCCAACCAGGAAACGGAAGTGCTGGCCGTCAAGGCCATGGCGGACGCCCTGGCCGGTGGTTTGAAAGAGGGGCGCGTCCTGTCGTCCAAGCATGTGGATTCACTGCGGACGGCGCGGGACTCCATCGACGCGGTCCTAGCGGCTGCGGAGACGGTAACAGAGGATCAAGAAAAGGCCAGCGGTACAGGCGAGGTCAAGGGCGAGGGCGCGGAACACGTCAAGCTCGAGGAACTAAGCCCCAATCCGTCCGCTCGATTCTTGGCATGGGAGGCGTTGGACGCTGAAATAGCGGCCTCCGTCTAGCAACAAAAAAGCACCACCAAACCCACTAACCGCCACGGCACCCGCCGGGCGGTTTTTTCGTGCCAAAGGAAAGGGCCAAAAAAGTGGACCGCATTAAGAAGCTCCAGGAAGCCGCCGCCGCCGCTGCCAAGCGCGCCCGGGAAATCGCGGAAAAGGCAGACGGTGAAAACCGCCTCATGTCCGCGGACGAGGAATCCGATTACCGCAAGGCCATGGGGGAGGCCCGGGACCGTCTGGAGTCCCTCAAGACCGCCAAGGCAGATGCCGAAATCATCGACCAGGCCCGTGCCCTCGCCGCCGAAATCGGGGACACCGCCGTGGCGGACGTGGAAGCCCTCAAGGGCACGGAATCCACCCTGGCCCGGGTCAAGTCCCTTGGCCTCCAGGTGGTCCAGTCCGCCGAATTCAAGGCGGCCATGGCCCCGTTTGGTTCCCGCATTCCGGAAAAGGCCCGTTTCCAGACGGACCCCATTTCCGTTAAGGGCCTGTTTACCGGTTCGGACGGCACGTCCGCCGGCGTGTTCGTCACGCCGGAACAGACCGGCATCCTGGAGGCGCTGGGCCGTCGCCCTCTGACCATCCGGGACGTTATCAGCGTCCGCCGGACCGGTTCGGACACCGTGGAATACGTCGTCCAGACCGCCCACACGAACAACGCCGCTCCCGTCCCGGAGGCCACCAGCACGGCGGCCATTGGCGACGGCACCGGAGGCACGGCCACCGCCGTGGCCGGTGGCGTGAAGCCGGAAGGATCGTGGGCATTCGAACGCAAAACGGCAACGGTTAAGACCATTGCCGAATGGGTCCCCGCTACCAAGCGCGCCCTGGCGGACGCTGCCCAGCTTGAGGGGCTTATCAACGATGAGCTCCGGGCGGACATTGCGGAGGCTGAGGAAAACCAGATCCTCTTGGGCGACGGTTCCGGCGAAAACCTCGAGGGCATCCTCGAAACGTCCGGCATCCAGTCCCAGGCGTTTGATACCAACATTTTCGTGACCACCCGCCGGGCGCTGACCAAGGCCCGGACGATTGGCCGCGTGGTGCCTAACGCGATTGCCCTCCACCCGGAGGACGTGGAAACCATCGACCTGGCCCGGGAGGGAACCAACACGGGCCAGTTCCTTGGCGCGGGTCCGTTCGCCCTTGGCCCCCGGACCCTTTGGGGTACGCCGGTTATCGAATCGGAAGCCATCCCCGCCGGCCGTGGCCTGTTGGGTGACTTTTCCAAGGCGGTCCTTTGGGACCGTGAGGACACCACGGTGACCATGACGGATTCCCACGCGGATTTCTTCATCCGAAACATGGTGGCCGTCCTGGCGGAGGAACGTGTGGCGTTCGGCGTCGTCCGTCCCACCGCGTTCGTGGACGTGGACGTTCGGGCCTAGTCCACCCAATACCGGGCACGGTCCCCGCTTGCTGGGGCGGGGACCGTGCCCCCTTAAACGGAAAGGGGCATGGCCATGGCCGGGCTCAAAACTTACACCGTCAAGGCGAACGGGAACACCGCCACGTTGCGGCTCTCGGATGCCGACGCAAAGGCAAGGGGCCTCACCTCCGCGGACCTGGTGGGCGCCAAGAAATCGGCACCGAAAGCGAAAGCCCCGGCGGCCAAGGCTGCCCCGCCTCCGCTGAACAAATCCCGTACCGCGCCCACAAAGGCCGAATAACCGAATAGGG